GTTTTTTCCTGCTCCAGAAAATCCAGATTTCTTTTACATACCTTTAATATTTTTAGAAAGTTTTAATGCACCTGCGGCTATATTAGAAATTGGCAAATATAAAATTAAAATGCCTTTAGATTGGAAAATGTTAATAGGAGAATTAGGACAACCGGAAATGCACGTACTACCTATCACAAGTTTAAATGATAGAGGATTTGATGCATTTACTTTTAATCCTTTATCTAGTGCAAAGCCAGATTTTCTTCCAATAGATGTTGTTGATATCTATACAGAAGTTAAATGGTATTTCCCAAAAATAAAATCAGGGCAATTACTTGCTGTTCCTTTAACAAAAGGTCCAAATCCTGTATGTGCTTATTTTGTAAAAGATATTTCAAGACAATGTGAAATGGTTGAATATGGCTCGGTCTGGTAGAAAGCACGTTAGTATTGAAGCGCCTATTATGAAAGTGCAAGGTGCATACATCTGGATGGATAGATATTGGCCGGAAGATTTATTTGGTTGGATGAGAAAAGAAAAAATGGTATTTACGGAAATAAAAATGAAAACTAATAAACTTACACTCTGTTTTAGAACACCAAAAGAGTGTACAATGTTTGGATTAAAATATGACAGAGAAAAGCAAAAGGAAATTTTTCGAACTTCGAAATGGTCTTAAAGCAGTAGACTTTAGAAATAAAGACTATTATGACCGAATAGACGATCACGAAAGATCGTTGTATTCACCTTATATGTTAATGAGATATGCTTCAAATGTTTCATCTAAAGATCCTTTTTATGTTGAACACTATGTTGAAATGGTTAATGAATGTGTTAACAAACACTGTTTTAGTTTAGGAAAACATAAAAAATTATTATGGATTTTAACTTCTATGTGTGGTGCACTTAAACAACAATTTCATCCATGGATTAAACCAATGAAACGTGTACCAAATAAAAGTTTAAAAAAATTACAACAACTATATCCAACTATGAAAGAAACAGATCTCGAAACATTAGATAAGGTAATCACGGATAGAGAATTGGAGGAATTACTAAAATCGCATGGCATCGAATCTGAATAAATGCACCTATTGTAGTAAAGAATTTACACGTGAACGAACACTACAAGTTCATATGTGTGAACCAAAAAGGAGATATCTACAAAAAGGGGAGAAATGGGTACAAAATGGCTTCATGGTATTTCAAAGATTTTATCAAATACACCAAAATAACATGAAAGAAAAAACGTATGACGATTTTTGTAAAAGTTCATACTATAATGCATTTGTAAAGTTTGGAAGATTCATGATGCATATAAATCCTTTATATCCAGAAAAATATATTGATTACGTAATATTGTCAAAAATAAAATTAGACCATTGGTCTAGAGACGATTTATACGAATCATATTTAATTGATACACTCAAAGTAGAACCTGTAGAGGCGGCACTACGTAGAAGTATTGCCACTATGATGGATTGGGCAGAAGAGCAACACGCACAATGGTCAGATTATTTTAGACTAGTTAACACTAATAGAGCAGTGCAACATATACAACAAGGAAAAATATCTCCATGGTTATTGTTAGGTTGCAACGCAGGTAAAAAAATGCTAAAATCATTTACAGACGAACAATTACAAATGACTGCTAGATTTATTAATCCAGAATATTGGAATGCAAAATTTAAAAGTTATCCAGCAGATTTATTATTCGTTGAGGAAACTGCTAAGGAGGCAAAAGTTGAGTAGGGTTAAAATCGACATTGATGACGAATTAGATTTTGATCTTGAAGACGGAGATATGATAATACACATTAAACACAACGGTGATATTGGTAAAGTTTGTATGCCAGATATGAACGCAAAAGTAAAAGAAAGTGTTGGCTATCATAAGATGTTACAAGTTTTAGAAATATTAAAGCCGGGTACTAAAAATGAATTTATAAGATACCATGACGAAAAAGTAAAAAAACGTTTACACTAATGAAAACTTTTGTAATAATAATGATATTATTTTTTATTTTTGTATTTGGATTGCCCATGATGGCAATGTTGAATACAGCACAAATTATTACAGGACAAAGTAATGTGGAACAAGTTTTAAAAAATATGGAAAAGAAAAAAGCAAGATTAACAGCCGAACATAAAAAACAGTTAGCAATAAACATGGAGGCACTTCATAACGGAACTTATAAGCCTAGATCATGGAAAGAAAGGCCACAAGGAACAGAATAATGCCTGATGTAGATATAGATTTTCATGATAGAGACGGTGTGTTAAAATTATTTAAACATACACCAGCGTCTATTATTAATGACAAAACACACGAAAAACACAAAACTGGTGTTTACTTTCATGCGGTACCAGAACATCCAATAACAGGAAATTCAACTTTAGATTATAAAAATGCTGAAGACAGAGGTTACTTTAAAATTGATTGTTTAAATGTTGGTATCTATAAAAACATAAAATCAGAACAGGAACTTGTAGAACTTATGATACAAGAACCAAATTGGGACTTACTTACTGATGAGAAAATTGTTGACCAACTTTTTCATTTAAATGGACATTATAAAATAGTTTCAACACTAAAACCAAAAACAATAGAACAACTTGCGGCTGTATTAGCTATAATACGTCCAGCAAAAAGATATTTGCTGAATATGGGTTGGGATATTATATTAAAGGAAGTATGGGATAAACCAAGTGATGGTAGTTACTTCTTTAAAAAATCACACGCAGTTGCTTATGCTCATGCAATCGTAGTTCAACTAAATTTATTATCACGTGATAAATATAATTTTAGTGCAACACAGGAAAAAACGTAAAGCCACTAAAAAATCCAAAAAGAAAAACTCCAATCATCGCTCAAAAAAATCAATGGATGAAGGATTACATTATCAACCAGATAATCCTTTAACGATATATTACGCAAAATATATTAATTCAGACGGAAAAGTTTAAACAGGTTTTCTGACTAATTGGATAGTTCTTCTTTTTACCCGTTTCTTTGAAATTTCAGATAACTTAACAGTTGGGCCTTCGACTATTTGAATATCTTTTGAATTTAAAGTTACCAATGTTGAACGGAAATATCTAAAATCTCCTTTAAGGAATATGTTAATTGGTAATTTTCTATTAGACTCGTACCACCAAATTTCACCACATTTCAAATATCTCATTTTATCTTGTGGATTCATTAATCTACCATAATCATAAAAGCTGATTACATTATTGTCTTGATTTTGAACTATACCAACAAATTCCAAATCACCCTTTCTAATTAGGCTTAAAAAAGGAAATTTGTCCCTTAATGTCTTAAAAATTTCACTCATCGTATATCCATAAATACTGTTAAATATGTACTATGCAAACAGTTCAAAGGTATTTACTATCAAACTTGGTAATATGCTATATAAATGGTTATCACGGAAGGAACTCAAAAGTGTACGATAGACGTTTAACACTACATAGAGGGGTATCAAACCCTGTCACTTTTACCTTTAAAAATGAGGATCAAAAGGCACAGGATATTACTTCAAAAACCTACGAATTTAATATGATTGATACAGAGACCAAAAAGTCCGTATTAACCAAAACACTCACTATTTTAGATGATGGGTCTACAGTAAGCACTAAAGGAGATGCATCTTGCACAATTACCGAAGGTGATTTATTACCATTAGATGCTAAATTTTATAATTTTGCTGTACGTGAAGTTAAATCAGATTTAAGCAGAGAAGTAACTTATGCTGATACAGGATACGCGGCCGCTGGTAGTATTGAGGTATTAGATGGTGCTTATCCAGAATTTGTTGCAAGTACTTCTGTTACACAATTTACAGGAACAGGCGGACCTTTAGCAAAAACATCTAGTGCCATAGATGCTAAACCTGGTATTAATAATAATAAAGCATTACATACTATTGCAATATACACTCAAGATTTTGCAGGAGATATTAAAGTACAAGGTACCATGGCATCAAGTCCTGCTGATGCTGACTTCTTTGATATTACCTTAGATGGTGAGGCATCAAGTACTGTATCGTATATTTTGCCTACAAGTATGGTATACTATTATAACTTTACCGGTGTTTACCATTCGGTAAGATTCAGTTGGGATAATGCAACTGATAATACAGGAACCATTGACAAAATCCTATATAGACAGTAAAATAGTACTGTATGAACCTGATCCAGTCAACGATACTGACGTCTTTACCTGCGGCTAGAAAGAAAACTCCGTCTGGGTGGATATCATTTAATGCTCCATGTTGTATTCATAATGGAGAAACACAAGACAAAAAGAAACGTGGAGGAATAATGACTAGTGCTGATGGCACTACATCTTATCACTGTTTCAATTGTGGATTTAAAACAAGTTATGTAATTGGTAGACGACTTTCACAAAGAATGAGATTGCTTATGGGATATCTTGGTATTCCAGACCAAACTATACAAAAGTTGACAATTGAAGCAATACGTCAAGAGGAGTCGGGTGTTGAATCTTTTAAAAGGAAAAGATTTATAGGATTTAACAAAACAAAATTGCCAGCTAATTGTCACAGATTAGAATGGTGGTTAGATAGATATATTGATAAAAAAGTTTGGGACGGTGAAAAATATGTTGTAAAAGCAACGTTGAGTAGCAAACAAAAACAATTAGTTGACAAATTACTATCATATCTAGAAGGAAGAGGAATTGGTGCTGAATGGTATGACTTTATGTATTCGTCTGATCCTTTTTTTGATATGGCGAACAGAGTAATAATTCCGTTTTACTGGAAAGGGGAAGTAGTTGGATATACAGGAAGAAGATTACAAGAACATTCCTTTGATCCAAAAGATGGAATAAAATATTATACAGATGTTCAACCAGGATATGTTTTTAATATGGACGCACAAGACTGGACAAGAAAATTTGTAATTGTAACAGAAGGCCCATTTGATGCTATTGCCGTTTCTGGTGTCAGCATATTAGGATCAGAGATAAATGATACACAAAAAGAGTTGATTGAGAATTTAAACAGGCAAATTATAATTGTTCCAGACAAAGATAAACCTGGACAAAAGTTAATTAATCAAGCAATTGAGTTTGGTTGGGGTGTTGCATTTCCGGAATGGAATAAAAAAATACATGACGTTGCTGAAGCCACGAACAAATATGGCAGACTATTTACAATTCAATCGATACTTAAAAGTACTGAAACTAATAAGTTAAAAATCGATTTGAAAAGAAAAATATATGGATAACAAATATAAATTTAATATTGAAATTACTAATAAATGTATAATTGGCTGTTCGGGTTGTCCACGTACTTGGTTTAAAAAACAATTTCCAAAAGTGAAACAAATACAAGAAATGGACATTGATGTTCTCTGTAATTTTTTAGAAGGTATCACAGAAGTAGTTCATTTTGAAGGTAACACTGGTGATGCTATATACCACTCAAAGTTTCTTGAGTTAGTCAAAAGAATTAAAAATATGCAAATACGTGTGCAAATAACAACTAACGCAAGTGGCAAAAGAGAATCTTTTTGGCAAAATCTTGTAGAAATTTTATCACCAACTGATGAGATAGAATTTAGTATAGATGGACTTGAGGATACTAATCATTTGTACAGAGTAAATTCTAAATGGCCAACAGTGCTTAGAGCTTTAAAAATAGTTGGTGCTTCGGGTGTACAATCAGTATGGAAATTTATAGTCTTTAAACACAATGAGCATCAAATTGAAGAAGCAAAAACAATGGCAAAATCTTTAGGCATTAATAACTTCAGAATAATTACTAGTATTAAAGGCTTTGATCCAAATTATGATAAAAATTTGATACCAAGTGAAAAATATAGATCAACAGAGGAAAATACACGATCTCTGATTATGGAAGGTAAAGCACCTGAAAAAATGAGCCCTCAATGTCTAAAGCACGGTAAAGTAAAAGACTTTATATTCATTTCGGCGTTTGGTGACTTTTATCCTTGTTGTTATATAGGAACTTACTTGATTGCATATAAAACAATGTGGAACCCTAGAAATAAAAAATACAATATTAAAAATAAAAAAATTAAAGATATTTTAACGGATAAAGACGTGGTAAATTTTTATGAATCGACAAAACGGTTGGAAACTGCTAATAATTATTGTAAAATATTTTGTGGAGATTTAAATGGCTGATTATAATATAGATGTACAAAAGTTATATTTAGAAATGCTATTAGCTGATGCTGAATCATTTGCTAGAGCACAAAATATTTTTACACCAAAAAGTTTTGATAGAAAATTACAACCTATTGCAAAATTTATTAAAGACTATGTAGAAGAATACAAAGTTATGCCTGATGTTGAACAGGTTAATGCTAAACACGATATTAAATTAAAATCAGCAAAAGATTTAGATCCAAGTCACTTTAATTGGTTATTGGATGAATTTGAAACGTTTTCCAGACACAAGGCACTAGAAAGTGCAATTTTACAATCTGCAGACTTACTTGAAAAGGGCGACTATGCTCCAGTAGAAGATATGGTGAAGGCCGCGGTAAGTGTAGGATTGACAAAAGATCTAGGTACAGACTACTTTGAAGATCCAAAAGGTAGATTAGAGTTTTTGAAAAACTCTAACGGACAGGTCAGCACAGGTTGGCCAAACATTGATAAGAGACTGTTCGGTGGTTTTAACCGAGGTGAATTAAACATTTTTGCAGGTGGATCAGGCGCAGGTAAAAGTTTATTCTTACAGAATCTTGCAGTGAATTGGGCAACAGCTGGCTTGAACGTTGCATATATCTCATTTGAATTAAGTGAACAACTTACTGCTATGAGATTAGATGCAATGATGACTAACATTCCAACACGTAAAGTATTTCCAGAAATAGATAATGTTGAAATGAAAGTTAAAATGTTAGCTAAAAAATCTGGATTGCTGTATATCAAATATTTGCCAAGTGGTAGTACTGTTTTAGATATTAGAACATATATTAAAGAATTAGAACTTAAAACTAAAAAGAAACTTGACGGAGTATTAATTGATTATCTGGATCTAATGATGCCAAAATCAAAAAGAATATCCCCAAGCGATTTGTTTATTAAAGACAAATATGTTTCGGAAGAACTAAGAAATTTAGCAGTTGAGAAACAATGTTTATTAGCAACAGCATCACAGTTGAACAGAGCAAGTGTTGAAGAGATTGAATTTGACCATTCTCACATAGCGGGCGGATTATCCAAAGTACAAACAGCAGACAACGTAATAGGTATCTTTACAAGTAGAGCAATGAAAGAACGTGGTAGGTATCAAATTCAGTTTATGAAAACGAGAAGTTCAAGCGGTGTTGGGCAAAAAGTTGATTTAGAATTTGATGTTGACAGTTTAAGAATTAGAGATTTAGAAGAGGAAGAAAATTATCAAGGTAAAACTAAAAGTCCAATATATGATTCATTAAAACAAAAATCTAAAGTGAGCAAGGACAAAACTGATGCACAACCAAGAGTACCAGATCCAACTAAAGGAGATGAGGTTGGCAAGATTAAAGCAACAGTTGAAGGTGGCAAACTAAGACAATTACTAAACGAACTACACTCAGACGAAGAACAGTAATGAAAATAAAGGGTCCAGAAGATAGTTGGGCGAGAAAAATCAACCGCTGGAATACTACATTTCAACTAGCAGTTCCGTACATTAAACCTAACGGAAACGGTGTAGATGTTGGTGCAAGAGAAGGTGGGTTTGCTAGAGAAATGGAAAACTATTTCAATCACATATATTGCTATGACTTTCGTTCTGATCACAAAAAATTTGTAAAGGAAAATGTAAACGACATTAACAAATTTACATACACAGTAGTAGGTATAGGAGAAAAAAACGAGAAAACTTTTACTTCTAGTACTAAGGTTGGCAAAATTAAAAATAGAGGCCACGTGGCTGTAAAAATTAGAACACTAGATTCGTTTAATTTAAAAAACGTTACATTTATAAAGTACGATATTGAAGGTTATGAACTTAGAGCAATTCAAGGTTCTGAACAAACAATTAAAAAATATAATCCTGTAATTGTTGTAGAACAAAACAAAGGCAACCTCGATTCAGTTGATTTATTAAAGTCTTGGGGTTATGAATTAAAAGGTATAGATCCTTTTGGACATGACTACATAATGGTTGCGAAGCTATCCGCGTAAAATTTAGAGTGCGTAAATTATAGAAATGCGTAAGCGTTTTTTCGCGTAAAGACGACCTGAGCTTAACTCTCTAACGTTATTAATATTCTGTTTGTAACTTTATAAGGATCAGCATTACCGGACGGACGTCTATCTTCTAAATAACCTTTCCAATTATTTTGAACTAACG